GTGTCTATGATGAGAGCCTTCTATAAAATCGGGCCACATACATTTGACAAAAGAAAGAAAGTCATCTTTAGCTTTGTTCTGTATCTTTTTTTCAGCGTGCATGACTTGCAGCTGTTTAAATTTTCTACGGACGTCTGCAGGTAGTTTATTTATATCTATATTATTCAAATTCATTTAAAAATTTTTAAAATTTTTTTGCACTATGTTTAAAGTGTTCAACATGTTTTTACCAGCTAAAGCTATCTAAATCAAGCAATACAACCTAGAGTAGTGGGACCCCTTTTGGCAATAAGGGGGGATAGGGTCTAAGCTATTTACGATGTTTGGTATTGGTTAGGGACCCCTGGCCCGTAGGGCCAGGGGTAAGAGAGTTAATCTAGTAAGACCATGTAAGCTTCGGCATTGTGTTGCCTAAACCAATCAAGGTGCTTGCGCATTGTATCCCAATGCTTGCTTACACCTGTTCCAAGTTCCTTGTCTTCTAGTGTTGCCATTAGTTCACATAAGAAGATTGCATCATGTTTCGTTGCTTCTTCTTTTGTTAGCATAACAGACTCGCCATTGAATCTGTTCTTTCTTTCTTCTGTTCTTTCTATGTTTGTTTTTGTCATAGGATTATCCTAGTCTGTTTCGGTCCTGTTGTCAATCCTTTCAATATAATAACTTGACCCCCAATTATTATCTCTAATTACTTTTTGATAGCCCCCTGTTTCTCGTCTATGTCTAATAAACTCAATCGGTCGACCTTGCTCAATGTGTTGCATATGTTCATCTAACCAAAGGCTCTCGCAATTAGTACTACAAAAGTATTTACCTCTATCGTAATATCCTGAGTTATCATCTTTCGGTCTATTTGCATACCTACCTCTAATCACACCTCTAGATTTTAGAAACCTATCTTGTGTATTTCTCTCATGGCAAAATGGTCCTTGGCAAAAATGTTTATTCGGCATATGGCAACCCCCCAAAGATTGAACATATACCAGCAAAGGAAATTAATATCCCTACTTCGTAATGTTCCCCATGTATAAAAACAATTACTCCCAACATTGCCAATACAAATCCTGTTAATACCATTAGTAATCTTGCTATTAGTTCTCCTGTCATTAGTGCCTCACTTTCCATGATGTTGTTGCTGTTCTGTATCCGTGACTATCTAAGTCATAATATACGTAGTATGGCACACCTTGTTTCGATGTTCCATATCTGCTTTTTTCGTCGTGCTTACCTTTTCTTGTTATGTGTTTCTTATGCTTGTTTGCATAATAAGTTATGTAGAATGTTTTAGTCATATTTATTTCTCTCTTTCTGATTAGGGAGTTTATAGGAAACTCCCTAATTTGTCAATAGTCTAATTTAGACTTTCTTCATATTGTTTTCTAGCCAATATCTTTTGCTCTCTTGATTGGTGTTTATTCTTCATTCCTTTAATCATACTTGCTAGATTGCTAGGATTGTAGATTGTTAAACCTGTTGAGTTAGTTCTAATTAGTTCTGCCTCATCAAGTTTAATTCCAAGTTCAGTAGCCAACTCAATACCCTCGCTTAGATACCTATATGCTTTCAATCCAATTTTTAATTGGCTACATTGTTTTTGAATTGTATCAATCCATTGTTGATGTTTAACAACTAGATTTGCTTTTGCAACTCGCCATTGTTCAAATTGTTTGTACTCATCTTTAGTACAAGCGATTGCTCTTGATCTACAATAAGATGTTCCAATTACATCAAGATAATATGGCGCATTAAAACTTTTTGCTACACCTGTTTCATCACTATCGCTATAATGATTGTAGTCTAATGCTTTCATACATTCATCAACGTGTTTTGTCTTATGTGGATTGTCTTTGTTTGCGTCTTGTTGTGCAAAGATATCTGGGTTGCAATCCTGTGCTTTTAGTTCTTCTCGGTAGTATGCAACTGCAAACTTTTTACCTTGATCGCTTGAATACTCACTACCATTTAGATTACCAAACAAACCAAAATCAAAGTGTGATTTAGTTTCTACTTTTTGTCCCTCATCATCAACATCTTCCGAGTGTGCAAAGTAAAAGCATTTATCTTTTGCAACAACATCACAAGGTTGTCCATACTTTCTTTTAAAAGTTCTTAATACTGCAACATCTTCTGGTGGATATGATCTTGCAACAACTTTTTTTGCAAGAATACTTGCACCCTCATATGCACTATCAACTTGCTCTCTTGCTTGTAGATAATCTTCTCTTTCCTGTGTGTCCTCTTTCTCAAAGACATCTTTTATTTTATTAAAGAGTTTGTTTCTTAACTCTGTGTTCATTCGTACTCTAGTCATGTTTCCTCTTTCTTGGTTATTTATTTTTTTTTGCATTTAATTTGTTTTAACCCTTGACAATAGGATTGTCAAGTATTATATTGGAGATAGTTTATTTGATTACTCATATAAACCAAGATCAACCACAGGTTGTAATGTCGAAGGGGTTTGCCATTATGATCTGTGCTGATCCCTGGTCCGATGGATCTGCTAAACTTGAGTGGCCTTAGCTAGGCTTAATGATAAAATCTCAAGGTTAAAGATTTCCGGAGGCGTTACGTCGGACCTGGGATCAGTAAAATTGTGACCTAGAGACGGCGTACATATCTTGCCTTTGGCATTTCCCTGGACGTTAGCTTTGACCCGAGAGGGTAGCGACTATGTACTAGGACCGGCAGGCGTTGAGTTCCCTGATCAGGAAACGCGGCCGGTTATATGAAAAAAAACAACGGCAAGCGTCAAGCTTCAAGCTTGACAACTGGTCCAAGATAATATAGGATGGATTTAGAAAGGAATAACCATGGACACAACACAATTAAAAAGAATAGCGGACGCTCTAGAAGAGATTCTTAGACTAGTGAAGAAGGATCTAGAGGCAGCTGATGCATACAGAAGACAACAAAATGACTAGAAGGATTGAGAGCCCAGTGATTTTAATAAATCACTGGCGCTGGCTCGAGGCCAATGGATATAAGCAGGAAGCCTCAAGCTGCAAGCGTCAAGCCGCAAGCTTGACAAGAAAGAGTTTTAATGTTATAGGAAAGTATAGGAGAAAGAAATATGAAAACAGATGAAGCTTTAAAAATTATAGGCGGTTCGCTGTCCAAGCCTTCAAAGATGCCTGGCTGGTCGATAGGTTTACCTGCCAAAGAATGCAAGACCGGCGGCAAGCTCCAGAAGATACCTGGCAGCGTCTGTCATGATTGCTATGCATTAAAAGGCTGTTATGTTTTTAAGGTTGTGCAGGATGCACAATACAGGCGGCTGGCAGCTATCACAGGTCCGAGGTGGGTTGAAGCAATGGCGCACCTGATCAACAGCAAAAAGCCCGACGTGTTTAGATGGCACGACTCAGGCGATGTCCAGGATCTGGACCATCTTAATAAAATTTACGAAGTATGCAGGTTAACACCCAGCAAGCGTCACTGGCTCCCGACCCGTGAAGCCTGGATTAAAAAGTTTCTATTTGATAAGCCAAACAATTTAGTCATACGATTCAGTGCGCCCATGGTGAACCAGCGGGCGCATGCTTCGTGGCCCAACAGCTCAAGCGTGGTCACAGGTAAAGACTTTAATTGCCCAGCTTCAAAGCAAAACAACGAATGCAAAGATTGTCGAATGTGCTGGAATCCTGAAATAAAAAATATATCTTACAAAGCACATTAAAATGTTTAGACATCCAAAGTATTATAAGAATTTGCGCAAGCTAGCGCGCAATAGCGAGCTTCACGTAAGGCCCATTTCAGGCAGTGAAGCTAGCGACACGGACAGGGCAATTAGTCAAGCTAACTCAACGCGTGGGCTTAGTGACGTTCGCCCTGGTCCGGGCCTAAAGCAACAAGCTTCAAGCACCAAGCTCCTCGAACCTCAAGCGGCAAGCATCAAGCCCCAAGCATAAAGGCTCAAGCTTCAAGCCGCAAGCGGCAAGCTCCTGGACCTTGCTCCCTGGAAAAAGTTTCAAGCACCTTTGATCAAGGGACTCTACTAAGATAAATGAATTGTTAGGATGGCGTACATGGAACGCTATTTGGTGAGGTGACAGACGCACCTTGTTACTCTTCGTGACTTTTAACTCCACTGTGAAAAAGTGCCCAGAATTATTATAGCCCAATAGATCAGGAGTACCGGATAAGCTAAGATTTTCAAGTCTGATCCACGATATTGTAGTGATATTTTTTTTAAGTTTTTGATATAATTTACGCTCTGGTGCCATGCATTTTTCAAGGTTACTCCTGTGTTTAAAAGTTAATAATCTTTTATGTAACCAGGAGGTAATATAAGTTTTTCTTCCTTGTTTGGTTTCAAAACAACACGAACAGAAGTATCACCGGGTTTGGTGCTTTCATGTACTTCAATACGTCTTATCTCTTCTAGGTAGCCGTTCGGCATCGCAATATATATTCTAGCACTACTTACAGCATTACCATTTTTAGAATTACGGCCTTCTGTAAATTTAGCGAGGTACTCTTGCAGGTGTCGTACAAACATTATTTATTCAACCTGGCTGTTAAATTCTGTATCACTTTTTTATAACCTTGCAACAAATTTTCTAATCTTATTGCTTCATACTTAAATTGTTTTAACTCATGTATTTCTTGCTTTAACATTTTAATTAATTCTTTGTAACCATCGTCATCTTTCATGTCTTGACTTTATAACAATGTTACCTTAAATTGTCAACATGGGTGTTCCAAAAAGATTAACAGAAATGCAACAGAGATTCGCAGAGTTTTTAGTATTCGGTGGAGCTGAAGGACCTATGACTCAATCAGAAGCAGCACTTGCTGCTGGCTATAGTCCTAAACGTGCAAGACAAGAAGGATCAGAACTTTGTAATCCAAAGTTATCACCACTCGTTGTAAAATATATTGGTCAACTAAAAGAAGAAAGACTTAGAAAACATGAAGTCACTTACGAAGGTCATGTTGCTGAACTTGCTAGGCTACGTGAAGCTGCCTTAAAAAAAGGATCATTCTCTTCTGCAGTGAATGCGGAAGCAAACAGAGGAAAAGCAGCAGGACTATACATAGATAGGAAGATAATAAAAACAGGAAAACTAGAGGACCTATCAGAACAAGAATTAGAAGCAAAAATGAAACAGATTTTAGACGACTACGCGCAGATAATTGATGTAACACCTAATGAATCCGAGTTATCTTCTTCACACAAGAAGTTGGAAAAACCGATCGTTCTGAAAAGTGAATAGAGCCATCTTCTTCAACATCATAACCTGCAAAGATTCTTACGGTTTCACTATCTTTACTAAATAACCAACCCTCACTTACAGGTGTAGCTAACTTCATATTTTTAAATTCTTTGTCTGTACCCCAACCGCCCTCTGTGATGATATCGATCCAATCGATACGTACACGCTTGTATGGAAACTTAACAGACTGCTTCACAGTCTTTGGTTTAGTGTAACTATTTATACGTCTGGACTTCCTAGGCATATTTGTTTTTACTCTTTCGACACCTAAATGACAATTTATTTTTTTGTTGCGCTAAAAATAAAAAAAAGTTGAGAGGTGTCGCAAATGGTCTAAATTGAGCTATAAACATTGGTACATATGAATAGTAGCGTCGACACCCCCCCCGTCGCAAGGGTGTCGCAAGGGTGTCGCAAGTGTCGACAATAGTGGCAAAAATGTGGCAAATTGTACACTTATGACGCAGTTTTTTTATAATCATTCTAAACTAGGTGTCGAATTCGATACCCTTCGACACCCAATCGACACCCATTCGATACTTCATTATCCTATAGTATTTCTTTGTCTGCCTTATTTTGAACATAATGTCGACGCAATACTGCCAACTTATCTTCAGCAGATGATATCTTACATATCAACTTATCTATCTCGCCTGTGATGTCCATATGCTCTGGAATCACCATATTGTTTTCCAAAGCAGCATTAATTTTATATTTTGCATCTTTAATCTCTGCTTCGTATCTAATCTGCAA